GCACAATGAGGTCGTCCCCGCCGTCGACAGCGGGAAGGTTGTTCATCGCGCGCGCCTCGTTGCGCACCATCCACGGTCCACCGACCGCCGATTGCAGCGCTTGCGCCTGTTCCTCAAACGAGCCGGCCAGTTTCGCTTTCAGGTTGAACTCAACGAATACGCTGCCGTTCATGTACCCGGCAGCGTCGACATCGGACAGCAGCTGACATTCGATGTCCTGCGATATCTGCGTCAGCCACGGCGGTAGCGTGTCCTGATACAGCATCTTGTGTAGTTCCATGACGCTGCTGATCGTCGTTCCGTCGATGACGCCCATCATTACGGGCGACACGTGATAGGCCACGGCGACCTCTTCACGGGTCAGCTTGCGCGCTTCCACGTACTGCGCATCCCGCGGCGTCACAGAGGACGAATTGAACGCCATGCCGTCTTCGAGAATCGGCGTGCCGCCAGTTGCCGGCCCGTCGCCGGCGTACTGCGCTTGCCAGTCCGCTTTGAAACGCTCTTTCGCTCCGTCGGACCAGCGCGGGGCCTCCCGCGGCCGGCTCAGATATCCGGCGACGCGCGCGCCGTTGCGCCACATTTGTTCGCGGTAGATGCTCGCGGAATATTCTTCTGCGAGAATCTGCCGCAACGTCTCCACGGGCGCGCAACCGACACGGTGATCGTCCGGGTTGTATCCGTGAAAGTGGACAACCTGGTCCGGGTCGACGTCGCGATGCCCGTTGTTGCCGGCAATTCGGTACGTCTCCGGAGCGAAAAAGTTCCCCCCGCGCGGCGTGATCCGGGTCGGCGGGATCGGCTGGACGTTGCGCTCACCGGTCGGGCCGGTCATTTTCAGCCAGTACGCGCTGTCAAACACTGTCAGGTCATGCATCAGCGTGTTGAACAGCCGGTACTTAGTCCACTTGCTACCGATCCCCATCGGTTGGTCGAGCAGCCGGGCCAGCGGATGATCTGTTGCCTTTTCCCGGTCGGTGCCGCCGAGCCTCCGATACGGGTCGATCGGCAGTGAGGAAACGCTACGTGCGAGAAAGCTTGTCACGGAACGCAAAGCTGGCTGGGCTTTCCATAGCTGCCCGTACGTCATGACCAGTGTCGGTGACAGCGCAACGGATGCGGCACTGTACGACGAGTATTCAGCACGCCGCTCCACAGCCTGAAGTTGACCGGAGGTCACTACAAACGCCATCGGGTCGCGCCTCCGTCCCCTGTCTCAGGTGCGAACTTGGATGAATGCGACGCGCGGGCGCTCCACAACGACGGCCCCGTCAATCGGGACTGGGTTGTCGCTGCCCGGCTCTAGCAGCTGGACGTCGCGCAATTCGAGCAACGGGCCGCGTTTGGCGTAGAGAATCGCGTCGAATGCACGCCCGTCGATCATGTTGATGAGGACGCGCTTACGCGTCGGCCAGCGGGACCACACGAGCGCTGTACCTCTTTCGGGTGATGAGTCGTTAACGGATCAAAGGGCCGGCACCCGGTAACGTGCGGTGGCATGGATGAACCGAAGCGGGCATGGACGAGCACTGGCCAAGTCGTTGAGATTCAGAAGGATCAGGTCGACCGCGTTCCGGACTTTGACCCGAGGTCCGCTGAGCACCTTTGGATGTGGGGTGTCATGTTCCGGGCGACGCCAGGCGTGGAAACGCCGATGCTCGACACGGAAAATCTGCTGCTGATCACGGGACCCGGCTGCTATTACTGCGAACAGCCGTACTCGGAACGAGTCGCGATGCGTCGATGCTCGGGCGACCCGTGACCCGCGAAGACGAACTAGACGCCCTGTATGCCGATCTACCCAAAGTCGATTGCATCGGCGCGTGTTGGGATTCCTGCTCCCGTATTGCGATGACGTCACTGGAGCATGTGCGTACCCAGAAGGCCGGCGCGCACATCCCCAACGGCTTCGTATCGGACGCGCCCTCGGTGTGCCCAGCCTTGACGATGCTGCACCAGTGCAGCATCTACGCCGTCCGGCCGATGATCTGCCGCTTGTACGGCGTAGCGGAAGGCTTGCGCTGTAGCTATGGCTGTATGCCGCTGGACGGCCGGCCGCTGCTGACGGATGCGCAGACGTACGAGTATCTTGCCCGCGCGCACGACATCGCAGGCGAGCACGCCGAAGCCGCGGCTGTTCGACGACCGTGGAAAGAGGCTCCGGAACGAGCCGAGCAGATCATGCGCGAAGCCCGGCGGCAGCGTGAAGACGAACTACTCACTCGTGACGTGCGACGGCGCGCGCTGCTCGAATCCGGCGAGCCTGTGCGGTTCGTTCGCGGACGCGGACAGATCTCAAAGGACCCGCCCGCGTCCGGAGCTAACTCGTGACGATCACACGCGCGGACATCACGATTCACGGATGGAAGCACGGCGGCCTAATGCTGATTTGCACGAAGTGCGCTATGCCGTTTCAGGCGAACGGCTCCAAAGTCAGCGCTGCCGACGATGCCGCCGATGCGCACATCGAAGCGCACAGCGATCCCCGATTCATCCTGGGTGGGCCGGCGGAAGGCGAGACACCCCTAGATGACCATCAGGCCGGTTTCCTCGTACGCGCTGACTCGCATCGGGCCGGCAGCGTAGCCGCGCATGGCGTTCGCTGCCATTGCCGCGGTCGGCACAGCGTCGATGCGTGCCCGGTCCGCTGAACGTTCCGGCTTGGACGGCCGGACGAGATTCGGATCGTACGGCGCGCGTCGCACTGTGCAGCGGTCAAAGCAGAACCGGGCGACGGGGTTGCCGTGATGAGCGAAGCGCTCGTTTTTCACGAGGCCGATAACCTCATCCATGCCCGGTGACATGCGCTCGTACGTGTTCCGGTAGGCAGCGACTTCGCCGTGCTCGGCGTCCAGGCCGCACACGTCCGCAACGCGGTTGATAATCGGCCACATGGACCACTCGTCACAGTCGGCACCGCGGATGGCGAAGTCTGCGGCATCCTGCCCGATGTCCGCGATGACGCGGTCATAGTCGATGACGTTGCCCTCCGTGACGGTGAGCCAGCCCTGCTTTGACCAGCGCGTGAACTTCCCGTCATTGAGTTTGTCCAGCTTTTCCACTCCGGACTCTGGCAGCCAGAATCGCCAGAGAACGTCGATCGGAGCGCTGTCATCCTCGGGTAGGAACGCGAGACACCACGCGGTGAGGTCGAACTTCGCGGACAGGTCGAAGCCTGCGAAGCATTCCCTGCCGGCAAGCTTGTCGCGGCCCCATGTCGGGTTGAGCCACAAGTCGCCGCACGAGGCATCCCACAAGTGCATCGGCATCCATCGACTAGATTGCGACACCCACTGGTTGAGCCGAAACTGCCGGAACGCATTCTCTTTGCTCGGATCGTTGCGTGCCTCTAGCGCCTCGTCGCGCAGCGTCTGCACGCTGAGGAACGTCCCGGCTGCCGGATTGCTTATCGGCCAGTTGTTCTCATCCCACGGATCAGCGTCCGCAGGCGTGTTGCGCATGTAGACGAACACGTGCGGCGCACGTGCCGGATCGTCCGCGATGCGCTGCATTTCTGCGTGTTCCGCGGCAGCGAAGCTGTGTGCGTCGTCGCCGGCCGTGGTGGCAGCGACCATCAGCGGCTGATCCCGCGCGCCCATCGCGGTACGCATCGCATTCCAGAGGCCGCCGTCCCGCTGAGCGATGATCTCGTCCATGATGACGCCGTGCGGGTTGTGCCCGAGGTTGCCGGCAGCGTCCGCGGCAACGATCTCGTACCACGAACCGGTGCGCTCGTCGACGATCCGCTTCGCTGTTGAGTAGATCTTCAGTCGGCGCGACAGTACGGGCGACAGCTTGACCATGCGTTCCGCGACGTCGAAGACTTTCCGAGCCTGGTCGCGGTCACGGGCGCAGCCGTAGATTTCCGCGCCGCCCTCGTCGTCCGCGACGAGCAGATACAGCGCGATGCCGGCAAGCAATTCACTCTTGCCGTTTTTGCGGGCCAGCTCTATCCACGCGATGCGGTAACGGCGGACGTACGTGCCGGCCTCGTCGGAGAAAACGACGGTGCCGAACAGTGGAGCGATGATGCCGGCAACTTGCCAGAGCGCCAACACAAACGGCTGATGCGTCCAGCGGCCTTTTGTGTGCACGAGCACTTCGGCGAAGAATCCGCAGACGTGCGCGACGCGGGTAGCGCAGACGTGCTCGCCGCGCTCGTCGCAGCGCTGCCCGGCCCAGGTGTGGCCGCAGACCGGACCCGCCGACTTCGCAGGTGAGGAACCCCCGTGGAGGCGACGCCGCGGGGCTGGTGCCTGCGTTTCTGTGGGCGTCGGCGGGTCCGGTGCCGGCACCTCCGCGGCGAGCGACACCGGCGGAAGTGCGGCATCTAGTTCAACGACGTCGCTAGCCGGAGGTGACGGCCGTTGCTGCCCGACGACCGGCCACGTGATCCGTTCGCCGCGACGCCTTTTCGAAGGCGGCATTTTGCTCGCCTCCTCCTACTGCACTTTGCAACGCTGCGTGCTATAGTTTAAACATGACAACGACACAGATCGCCATCACCGAGCAGGACGGCTCGCCCGTCGCCATCGTCGCGAGCGTCGCCGAGCTGGCCGAGATCATGCGCGAACACCCGAACGCGCGATACGACATCCGTGTCGTGATCGACAACCCGTGCGAGCTGCACCCGTCTTTCGAAGTCGATAACTGCCCCGCTTGCGGCACGAGCGCGAAGCTCTAAGGAAGAGGTCATCAGAATGAGCGTCAACGAATGGCTGAGCGGCCCCGAGGCGGCGGCTCGCGCAGGCATAGCGGGCCCTACGTGGCGTTCCTATGTGTCGCGTGGCTATGCCCCGCAGCCCGATGATCCCGACCTCGGTCGACCGCCGCAGCGGCGCAACCCGCGTTGGCTCACGAGCACTGTCGACAGCTTCACTGCGAACCGCCTCAAGCAGGGCACACGTACCGATCTGACTCGCAAGCGCAAGAGAGGCAAGGCGTAAAATGGGTAAGCTGCAAGATCAGACCGACCTGACGGCGGTCAGCGCGCAAATCAAGGCCATCACTGGCGAGAACTATCACTTGTATACCTCGGTGCGGCATGATGGGCACCCCATCGTCGTGTTCACAGACGACGTCGCGTTGGGCTACAAGGCGGGGCTGGCGCACGCTCGCAAGCGGCTCATTGAGCTAGAGCGGCGGCTTGCGCTCCCGCTAGAGCAGTTCGCAGACGCCCTCGGTACCCGCGCGTATAACGCGCTCGCCCGCGCCGAGTACGCCACCCTCCAGCAGGTCGCCGCCGCCTCGGACGCCGAGCTGTTGGAGCGCTGCTACAGCATCGGCGAGAAGAGCATGGCCACGATCCGCCGGGTAGTCGCTGACGGCGCGCAGGAAGGAAGAGAAGCCTCAATGGATAACGCCAAAACCGTCGAGCAGTACGCCGATGAAATCATGGCCATGGTCCTCGAAGACATGAATGAGGACTCAGCGATGCGCGATGCGCGCAACTTCAGCGATCTGCATGATTGGTGCGACGCCAACGAGTACATGATCAATGCTGACGTGCCCTACGATCCGGGCAACGAGCCCGTCATGAGTTTCTATGTGGACGTGCAGGATGCAGTCACGCGACGACTTGAGGGGCAATGGCAAGCCCGGATGATCGCGCAAGCTTCGAGCGTAGCGACGACGGTCGTCGCTACGCTCGACCTCAGCGACGAGGCGACGCGCACCATGTTCGAACAGGCATTGCGCGCGCTTGTCACTGAGCACAAACTGAACCTGCTGCCCTGC